CATTGATTTTATATAGGGGGGGGGTAACGCTTAACGCGCCCGCGAGGGCGCACCCCCCGCGCAGGGGGACTGCTGCCCCACGCACGAACGCACAGGGGGGCGTCACCGCCACTGCACCCCCCGCCCCTCATCAGCGTGTGCCTCAGCGTACTGGGCGGCGATGGTGGTGGCGGGCAGTCCCCAGTGAATGTAGGAGGAGGGGCGGGAACCGTTCTTCAACTGGTCAGCGCGGGAGATCCATTTGATTTGGCGGGTCTCCAGGTCAGAGCACATGGCGAGCGGGAAGATGGTCATGGGGTGTCGGTTGAACTGCTGATAGTGTAGCACGTACCGTGGCACACGAACGGGGTAGGGGTCAATACCCCAACCACACCAGGAACTCACCCGTATCGACAGGACCGAAGCGGGCGGTCACCCCATAGTCGGTGCGGAAGTCATCCCACAGACCGTGCTCCTTTGCTGCCTGGCAGGCGGTGCTCCAGGGGATGGTCCCGTTGCTGGGGTCGGTGCAGTTCCAGAGGATGTCGGAGAATGTGGCGTTCATCGGGTCGGTTGGTTGAACTGAGAGAATTGTAGCACGGGGTCAGACGGCACACCAGGCACAGTAGCGGTCGGCGTAGACCTGCTCCAGGCGGTACGCTTCGGATTCGCGGGCGTCGTCGTCGTGGTTGCCCTCCAGGGATTGGCGGCAGTGAATCAACTCATGGATCAGGGTGGTGACATACTCCAGATGGGGCAGGTCGCGCTCAACATCAATCAGGAACTCATGGGCATCCTCCTGCTGCTGCCACCCCACCACACCCTCAGCGTTCAGGCGGCGATGATGGACGGTGACGGTAGCAGCGCCCAGGAGCGGTTCCTGATCCAGCATGAAGCGATAGACCTGCTGGGCGAGGCGGGGGCGTTGCTTCTGTCCTGAGGTGAGCAGCATGGGTCCGTTGCGGTTGAGAGTATTCTACAGGGTCGCCGCGGCCATCAGGCGGGCAGGCAGTGCCAGTTGATCCATTGACCCTTGCTGCCCTTGCTGTTCCACAGGAGCGACAGAATCTCACGGCGCGATGCCACGTAGCGGTAGCAGGTCGTGGGGCTGTTGAACCAGCGGACGCGAACGCTGCCCGTGATGGGGTTGGCGCTCAGGCTCCAGACGCTGGTGGAATCGTTGCAGTTGATGGGGTAGCGCATCGGGTCGGTTGCTTTGAGAGTATTGTAGCAGGTCGGGGGCTCACTGCCCGTTGGTGTAGTCTCCGATGATGATGCCCGTCTCATTGTGGCGGACCTGGGCGTAACCGAATTCCTCAGACAGGGAGAGGCAGAGGTCCCAGGCGCGGTCCTCATCGGTGGTGGTGTTCTCCCAGGGAGCGGAGGGGCAGATCACGTCGTAGCGGGTCATGGGTCGTTTGCTTGTGTCCCCATAGTATAAGACCCCCAGCGGCGAACCGTGGGGGGCAGTGGTCAGATTCAGAATTGGATGGGTTCGGCAGTCGGTTCGGCGTCACCCTCCTGGGCGATGCGTTGGCCGTCTGCCAGTCCGTCCAGGATGCTCAGAATCTGGGAACCGTTGCGACCCTGGCGGAGCAGGGAGAGGGCAAGGTCAAGGGTCATGGGTCGTTTGAATCAGTGTGGTTTGGTGTGGGTGTCTTTCAGGGCGCACCCGCTCCCATTGTATCAGGCAGCGATCAGCAGGTCATCCTCCCAGCGGGCAGTGGTCAGAATCTCATCGTAGATCCGATCGGCAACCTGATCAACGTAGCGGCGCTCATCCGCTTTCAGGATGGCAGCGCGGCACTGGGCGGCAATCTCATCAATGCTCAGGGCGCGGTCGGTGGCGGGGTTGTAGCGCATGGGGTTCGTTTGAACTGAGAATATTGTAGAGCAGTTTAGGGTCGGTGCTCAGGACATTGTGCCAGTGCCTCAGGCGGCACAGAGGGCGGATTCCAGGCAGACCTCCCGCACTTCCAGGCGGGAGTAATCATAGAGACCCCGCTGCAGCTCCAGTTCATAATCCTCAGCGGTGGAGCGGCAATCGAACAGGCGCAGGGAATCGAAGTCGGTGCCTTCATAATCCCAACCACCGATCACAGCATAGACTTTCATGGGCGGGTCGTTTGAACTGAGAGTATTGTAGGGGATGGAGGTGGGGGGTTGGTGCCCCCCGTGTGCCAGTGCCTCAATCGGCATAGAGGGAGATGAAGTCCTCCACAAACTCCCGCGCCTCATCGCCTGACATGCGGGAGATCATCTCACGGGCGACGGTCTCCCAGGAGAAGTCGTCTGCCAGGTCAAAGATGGCGACCCGTGCCTCAGAGGCGGAGAGTTCGGAGGCGGTGATCTGGGCGTAGGTCATGGGGTTGTCTGAACTGAGAGTATTGTAGGGGGTCAGGGGGTCAGAATCCTGCCTGCTGTTCCAGTTCCTCAAGTGTCACACGGTTCCAGGCACTGAACAGGGTAACGTGATCCAGGACGCGGCCCATCGTCTCAGGACCAGTCTGGGGGTCGTCCAGGACCTGATCCATGCCAATGCTCATCAGGCGGTGGATCACGGCGTAGGTCTCCTGGCTGATGGTGATCTCCATAGGGTCCGTTGCGGTTGATCCTATTATAGGGGGTGGCACCCCTCAGAATGCCACCAGTTGGTCCAGATCCCATTGTGGCACAGTCTGGACGGTGCCCCCGCAGTTCTTCCGCAACCATGCGTTGATGTGCTTGCTGGTGGTGGCGCTCCACTGCTGGGCGGTGCGGATCCAACCCTTGCCAGGCACCAGGGCGGCAACGGGAGTCACGTAGGAGAACAGGATGCAGGTCCCGTCTGCCAGTTGAACCTCAGTCTGGTTGCTGCCGATCTGTTGAACGATCATGGGGTTCCTTCGAACTGAGAGTATTGTAGCAGGTCAGCGGCGGGCAGCGGCTAGCAGCAGGTCCAGTAGGACAACTGCCACAACCGCCTTCCAAAAGCCCAGGGCGGTGATTCCAAACCACCCCAGCACCAGCACCAGGAGCCACGCTTTCAGGGCAACGACGCCAGCGACGCCAACGATCAGGATACCTGCCAGAGCCACCATCTGCGGGGTGCTGAGGTCCTCAATCCAGGGGTAACGCTTGCTCATGGGTGCCTTGCGGTTGAGAGTATTGTAAGGGGTCAGCGGTGCCCTTTGGGGCAGGGAGTGGACAGTGCCTCAGGTGTCCTCATCCTCCCCCAGAATGAACCCATCAACCCATCCTGCTGTGTATCCGTCATCTTTGGTGAACAGGCGGATCTTAAGAAGTTTGGCGATTGCAAAGGGCAAACCGATCACCAGGGCTCCAGGGATGAGAATGGCAAGCAGTTCGGTCATGGGGTTCCTTTGAACTGAGAGTATTGTAGCGGGTCAGCGGGCGATCAGGTCGCCTGCAGTGTACAGTGCCTGAGCTGTCACATGGCGGACGGGGCGAATCGGTTCCCATAGTATCCAGAGCAGCAGAGCGGCAACGGTCAGGCGAAGCATGGTAGCACGGTGGAACTCAGGGGAACGGGAACGGGTCAGGGAGCGGATCATGCGATGTGAGCAGGGGAACCACAGGAACGGTAGAATTCTACCATACGTTCCGCCTCTGCCAGGGTGGGGAACCATTGCGACCGCCACTCACAGTGGTTGTAGGGGACCTGGTAGCGGACTTCGTAGCGGGTCAGTGCCATGGGTCAGTTGAAAGACTTTGGGGTGGCGGGTCCGTGACCTCCCGCCTACGGGGTCAAGGGGTCTGTGGGGTTGCCCCCGCCGTTCCTCCCCTTGTTGAACATAGTATGGCACGGCAGAGGGGGCAGGTCTATGGGGTGTGTGCCACATTCTGAACTGTCACAGCACCTCTTTGCCGAACTTGCCACACAGGTAGAATGCCATTCCTTTATCTTTCAGGGTGCAACCTGCAAAGGTGAGAGGAACATAGGCGCCGTTAGTTTTAGATGCTTTGGTGCGAATTTGCAGCAGTCCGTTAGGACCAGTGATGGTGCTCAGTTGCTCACCAGCATTGAACTTAGCACGAATGGTATCACAAATGTGGTTGTAATCCTCCGCCAGTTCCTGATAGTGTTCGGGGTGAGTTTCAGGGTTCAGAACCTCAGTGCCCACATAATCGTTGGAGCGGGTGAAACCAACGTAGATGGTTTGAGAGAGTTTCTCACCGACTTTGCTGTCAGCGAAACTAACACTATCCTCCAGAATCTCAGAGAGGCAATGCTTCAGTTGGGTGACAGCGATAGACTCACCAACCGTGAAGGTCTTCAGTTCTCCATCCACCAGATCTTTCAGGTTGGAACTGTTAGGAATGCCCAGGGCAGTTTCAATCAGTTGCCCACGGGATCCTTTGTTCTTCCCAGGTTTGGCGAACGCAGCGAAGTTAGTTACCTTCAGTTGGGCAGCGACTTGCAGGGTGTTGAGCATCGGGTGCGTTGCTGATGAGATTAGTATAGGGCACCAGGGGCACCCCACAAGGGGGTCTGTGCCACTTCAACGATTGGCACACTGGAAGCGACCGCTGTTGAAGTTAGCGTTAGAAAAGACCTCACGATTCACCAGTTTGAACATACCAAACTGATTCACCAGAACGTAACCCTCAGCGTCGATTCTGTTACCGTACAGATAAGCAGCAGGACCATCATTGCGGCAGAGGAACAGGCAGTCATCTTTGATAGACTTCACCAATGCCCACAGACGCAGCAGGTTAGCATCACAATCAAAGTCCTCAGGATTCACCTCTTCACCAGCACGAATGCAGGCATTGATCTGTTGTTTGATCTTTGCCGCTTCCTTCTCACTCACAAAGGTGGCAGTTTGTGCCATCTGACGGGCGAACTTGCACACCTCTTCAACATCAGCGAACGACTCCTGATTGTGCAGGATGTATGCATTCGGTTTCACGAACTTCACCGTTTCGGTATCAGTCCAGATGCTACGGTCAGGGAATGCCTGGGCGTCACGAAGATCGCTCTCAGCATAATAGCAAGTGTGCGGGGCGATGATAATTTTCTGGGAAACTACCTCACCGAACTTATACGTGATGGTGTTAGGATTGTATTCGGTATCACCACCGAACCCAATGAAATCACCCTGATAGATGGTTTCGAAACGCGGCAGATAATCGAAGCAAGCGTGAAGAATGTCTGCTACGTTGCCTTCGTAGTGTTGATCAATGTCCTCATGATTGTGAGCAATACGAATCTTCTTTTTGTTGAACACTGCCTTGGTTCCTACAAAGAACTCACCGCAAGCAGGGTCAATCCCCCACACGATGGCAGGGGCACCGTCGATCTTGACGCTCAGGGCACCAGGGGTCACGAACCAGTCCAGGACGCTCAGGTCGCCCGTGAGGATGGTATCTTCGGGGTGCTCTTGGTGCTTGTTCTGCATCGGTTCTCTGTTGATGGAATCAGTATGGCACGAACCAGGGGGGACCGCAACCCCCCCTGTGCCACTTGTTCAACTGTCACCCAGGAGGTCTGGATCCAGCAGGTCGGGATAGTAAGACTCAACCTCTGAAATCAGTTCCTCATCAGTATAACTGGTGAGATTTTCTTCCATCTGGTCACCAACAATCTGCAGCAAATCTTTGGTGCTCATGTTATCAAGCAAACGGTCGATGTATGCTTCAACCAGTGCTTCACGATCGAAAGTGTCAGTCATGGTTTCAGTTCAGAACGTGACGATAATCAATGGATTTGATGCACCAACCAGATGCACAAGTGATCTCTTCAACTAAATCATCTTCATCATCT